GTATTATCATCGGGGCCAGTTGGCAAATATGAACTTGGTACACGCAAACCACGTGCTAGTCTGTTATTGAAGTATTTCAAGTCATCAATTTCGCCAAGATTCTGTCCACCGGGAAGAACTTCAACACTTGATCCACGACCTTCAGCCGTTACAGGGAAGAAATAATCTTCGTTCATTGACAATGGATTGTATGATGCATCTACTACTGATGAACCACCATATACCGAAGGGATTCTACGTTGGTGGATTTCATTCTTAACACGTTCAACGAATGCCATAGCCATGTGACTTGGCATGTTACCAACGTCAATCTTAAACATTCTACGTTCGGGCGCACGTTGTACACGATAGATAAGAACAGCGTCTTCTAGTAGTTCTTTTTGTTTATAAACTTTAAAGACATTCTCTAAAATTGATTGACCAAACGGCCAAAATCTATCAAGACCTTCTGTTAAACTTAAATGAACTACGTGCTTTGCATCAATCGCTGATTCACTTTGTCCCAAAGTAAAACGTGAACCTGATGTATTATAAGGCATACTAGGTACAGTGTACCCTCCACCTCCTCCGGTTCCACCGCCACCTGTACCACCTAACCCAGTTGCAGGGTTTGCGGCAAAGTCTGTGTTAGTTTTTTGTGCGGCAGATAAGTTCTGTAAGTTAATGTTAATATCTTTAATAACATATTGTTCAGGCTTCTTACCTTCACTTTCGTTAACAATAACTTTAATAACTTTAACCATGTCAATCCAGTATAACTTAAAGTTTTCTGGATCACGAATGAATACTTGATCTCCATACTTAATAGTATTACGGAAGATTTTAAACATTCTAGTATCGAATTCGTTTAACTTACTCCACTGATGTAGTTGCTTTGTTAATAGTTCTACTTCATGTGGAGTAGGTTCTTCTTTGTATTCAAAACTAAATGGTGTTTTATTGTGTTCGTTTCGTTGAGTACTAAATTCTGAAATAATATCTAAGCAAGCATTGATTTCAGCGTCAACATCCATCATTTCATATTGGTTATATCGTTCAACACGGTTTGGGTGACCAGTATAGACTTCAGGAAGTCTAGACATATAGTTTTTATAACCAAACTCAGTATTGTTATAGCCGCCTGTAGGCATGCCATTTTGACCTGGTGAGCCATTCCATGCACCAGTGTTGCTGTTAATACCAGAAATAGGGCTTGAAACACCACTTCTGTTTAAGAATTTCTTTTTATATGACATAGTACCCAGTTCTCAGTTAATAGTATTTAGTTTAAACACGTGATGCCTTCAATAACTTATTGGATGTATCGTTTCCATTTTCTAATACGTCAATCATTGTATCCAATTTATCTGATAGCATTGCGAACATTTCAGCATTCATGTTCATGACCTGATCAGATGTATTATTGGTTCTAGTTATTGGTTGAGTGACTTCATCAGTTGTTGTATTTGTAGGAGTTTTATTTATTTCTGGTAAAATAGAACTAGCATTGACTGGAGTTGTTAGTTCAGAACTATATCTTTCAACAGGATAACCACTCATTGTAGCAGGAGTTTTAAACATTTCTGTTAAATCTCCTAACATAGAATTAGCCATTGGTGCTACTTTATCAACTGGATAACTACTCTTTGTAGCAGGAGTTGTAGCCATTTCTGCTAACATAGAATTAGCATTCAACGGTGTTACTAGTTCGCCGCCGTGCATTTCAACAGGATATCCAGTTTGCGGGCCGTCAAATATCCCACCATCCATTGCTTTTAGTTCAAAGTGAACTTTATCTCTCATTCCATATGGGCGATATAATCCTGCTTTAGACAATGCGGCTAATGCTTTCGGATCACCATACTCTTGAAGGTCAACAGCCCTGCCTTTCTCATGCGGACTACGACCAGGTTTAGCAACTATGTCTCCGGTTGGACTTTTACCAGGAGTGCCTCTTTTTACTGTTTCATCCCAAAGTCTTTTTCCATCGGCAGCATCTCTTTTTGCACTGTTGATTGTTAATTTTTTACCTGTTTGTGCTTTATAATCTTGAGCAGCCATTAATAATGCATTTTGTAATGCACCATTTATTCCTCTAAAGTCTGCCTCTTCTCCTGAAGGTGATCTAAAATTAAAGTATGCCGCTAAATCACCTGATGGGCCTGCGGTTTCTCCGCCACCTGGTCTCATTCCACCTGCCGCGGCCATTTCTTGAACAAATTTTGGTGCCCTGCCGGTAGCAACAACTTCGGCTTGCTTGTTGTATTTGCTTGCCATCAAGTCATATACTTGTTTCAATGTTCTGGGTTTACCAGATTCATCATAATAGATATTTTTATTTGCTCTTGCGGCTCTTGGATCCATATCTGCGGCTAATGCATTTGGATTACGTCCCATAGCGTTTAAGAATTTAGATGCACCGCCTGCCCCTAAGAAGTGAGCCATGTACAAGTCAGTATTTGATGCAGGGCGACCTGTACTCTTTTCAAGTTGTTTTTTGTTCTTTTCAGTGAAGTAAGCCATTACCTCTGCGGCTTTGCGAGGATCAAACTTATCTTCCAATGAATAGTTTTTGCCCATTTCTTTAGTTAATTGTTTCCAAGTTCCATCTAAGAATTGGAACATACCTCCAGCAGAACTTGTTTTTGCTCTAATATTAGCATCACCACCTGATTCAAGCATAGCAGTTGTAGCCATGTATGAAGAAAGATTTGCAGGAGCAGAGCCAGCACCACTAGGTGCGCCAGCACCACTAGGTGCGCTTCCTCCGCCATCTGGTGCAGGGCCAAACGGACTTGTGCCGCCGCCGCCTCCCATGCCATTGATAGTAGTTGCAAGGGTTTGCAATGATGTACTAAAAATATTCAATTTATCAATAGCATTACTTAATGCTCTAGACAAACTATTATACGAGGCTTGTGTAGACTCTTCACGTAATTTATTTGCTTCTTGTAATTCTTTTGTTTGCTCAATCGTCTTTTGATCAGTTTCAATTTTATCCTGTGTAGTAACAATTGATGCTTCTGTTTTTTCTGTAGACTTAACAGCGGCTGCCACTTGGGCTTCATGTTTCTTGTGTATTTCTCCGAGTTGGCCAGCACCAGGAACAGCACCAGCACTGGGACCTGCTCCAGTTGCTTTAGCGATGCTTTTACTAAGTGTTTCTGGACTAATCAATCCAAACGTTAATCCACTAAGTGCGCTTCCAGCCGCTGATGATAATTTTTCTCCAGTAGTTGCTTGACGACCGCTGATTCCTAAATTTTTTCCAGCATCTTTATATCCAGAGTAAGCATCAGTAACTGCCATCCCGCCTGCAATGACTGCACCCACTCCGGGGATAAATCTTGCGGCTGCTCCGACTCCTCTTGCAAGACCTGCTAATGGTCTGGTCATATTACCTAATGCACTAGTTGCTCTTGCAAATCTACTAGGAGGAGGTGCTTTAGTAAATCTTCCTTTAGCATCTCTTGCTCTTGGTTTTGATTTTGGTTTTGATTTTGTAGTAGGTTTACCTTTACCGCCACCAGTAAGTCCACTCGCGGCCACTTTACCTAAAGCAAGTGCAGCCGCAATTGCAGCCGCGGCCAGTGCATAAGTTGCAATCTTAGTGTAATCCATTGCGCCGGCAAGTGAGTCAACTGCTTTCTTAGCAGAGATTTCTGCTTCTGTTAATGCTCCGCGTTTATCTAGATCCTTGTCAGTGCCTGCAGCCTTTGCTTTTGCAATTGCATCTTTTGCAATCTTATCTAATTCTTCAGCAGTTTTACCTTGCTGACCAGTAGTACGTTCAAGCACTTCTTGGCTAACAGCAAACTCTTTACCTAAGGATTCGCCGCCTAATTGGAATGCCAGTGCTAAATTCTCAGACTTTTGATCAAGATTTTTGTTAACATCTGTTTGAGTACGTAAGATTAAGGCTTCTGTTTCTTTGCCTGGTTTAGCATTCTTTAAGTCAGTCGATAATTGTTGCGCACTAATACCTAAGTTTGCAAGACCCTTTGTACTTTCATCATATGTACCTGTTCTTGCAACTTTGGCTAATTGTTGAGCCATTTCTGGTCCAACACGTGCAGTCATATCATTAATAAACTGTTTACGTGAAGCCTGTTCATTTTTTATTTTTTGTGCTTCGGCTTGCTCAGTTGCATCTCCCCTTGATAGTCTAGCAATTTTAGCATTTTCTGCACGTGTTTGTACCAGTTCTTCAAATTGTAACTGTGCTTGCTGTTGTTCTTGTGCAAGTGCTTCTGCACTTTTACCGGTAAGTGCTGATAACTTAATTAGATTTTCAGCATATTCTAATGAACTTTGCTTTAATTTTGCTTTGTCTCTTGCTTCATCACGTAATGCCGCGCCTGAAAGTCTTTGTAATTGCAAGTATTGACCTTGCATGTTAGTCAATTCTTCTTGTGATACTCCTAAACGTTCAAATTGCATGCGGGTTTCTCTACCCACATTAGCCATTTCTAAGAACGACTTAGTACCTTCACCTACTGTACCACCTAGTACTTGCAAACCTTCACGTGCTGTTTGTAATGGCTTTGATAACTTTTGCAAGTCCATGTACGAGTAGCCGGCTTGTTTTGCCAATGCAGAAAGTTCAGCAGTTGTGCCGGCGCCTATACCGCCCATCTTACTAATTTCGTCTTTGAATTTTACCTGAGCATCAAATTGCTCAAACTGTAATGCAACTAATCTAGATAATCCGGCCGCGGCTCCACCTACAATTGTACCCAATATACCAAACTGTCTACCTACAGTAAATGCCGCATCGCCTAAACCTTTAACACCATCGCCGTATTTGGTAAATCCTTTTTCACCTGTTATCATTGCTGTGGTGAAAGATTTTAATGCTCCGGTAGTTGAATCAAATGCTTGACGCATTGCATAAGCAGCCTCTGCGGCCTTTTCTTCAGCTTCCCGTGCGGCTAGTACTGCTTTAGTTGCACCTGTTTGTGCGTTAGTTAAACTATTTGTAGAATTAGTACCGTTATTAGTGGCTGTAGCATTTTGAGTCATCGATGCAGTCTGTGACTGCATTTGTTTTAGGATTCCAGCCTGCAGGGCAGTTTGTTGACCCAGCATTTCATTAATGCGTCTTAGGTTCTCTTCAAATTCTCTTAACTGTTCTGGATCCATATATGCTTCCGGTTAAATTAATTTACTAGGTTTTTGTCCACTAAATATAACATTACTATTTAGTATTTGTAAAAACTCCAAATTTAATGAGGATATCATCAATGGAAAATAACCCACTTAGACAGTATTTTAGACGACCAGCAGTACATGTGAAATTACCTAGCGGGGGACTAGATTATCCTGAGGGCGTAATCGACATGCCTCCTTCAGGTGAACTACCCGTTTATCCAATGACCGCAATCGATGAAATCACTGCTAGAACACCAGATGCTTTATATAACGGTGTTGCTGTTACAGAATTGATTAAGAGTTGCGTTCCTAATATCAAAGATCCGTGGCAAATTAATAGCAACGATTTAGATGCTATTTTGATTGCTATTAAGGCTGCGGCTGGAGAAGAAAATCTAGATATCGAATCAATCTGTCCAAAATGTACTGAATCAAGTACCTATGGAATCAGTTTGGTTGGTGTATTAAGTACACTGAAGTCAGGTGACTACTCACAAGAACTTGAAGTAGGTGATTTGAAGATTAAACTTAGACCATTGACTTACAAAGAAATGAACGTGGCTTCATTAGGACAGTTTGAAGTTCAAAAGTTGTTTGCCAATATTGGTAACATCGAAGACGAAGACGAACGTAATAAAGTAAGTAAACAGGCATTAGAAAAGATTACAAATCTAACAATGGACTTGTTAAGTCAAGCAATAGAATATGTACAAACTCCCTCACTTAAAGTAGAAGAAACTGAATTTATTTTAGATTTCTTACGTAACTGTGATAGAACAGTGTATATTAAGATCAGAGACTACAATGCTGAACTTAAAATGTCTACTGAAATCAAACCATTACAAATTAAGTGCATTCATTGTGAAAACGAATACGAGCAACCCTTCACGATTAATCCAACAGATTTTTTCGGTTAACGCTTCTTCATTCTAGCCCAGAGAATGTTAAGAAGCTGATAGAGCAATATGAAAAAGATGTGGTGGGTATTAAAAAGAATGCCATGTCCTTGGC